CAGATTATCTACCACCCCGAAAATATAACCATCTGACCAGTAAGGACAGAATCTTATATAGGGGAATAAAGTTAAACCACTGAAGGGATCTTCTATATTTTCCAGGACAATATCACCCATTGTGGTAGTTACATTCATAACCGGGATTATTCGGGAGATGGTGTTATATTTTAATGGCCTTCTCTCTTTTTCCGCTACCTCCCGGTCTTTGGTAAGGAGTGCTTCTAAAACCGGTTCTTGAGATTTGTGAACCGGGATAAACATAAGATTGGTTTTATCGATTAAAAATAATTGTCTTTTGTAGGACTTCCACCAGGTCTCTTTTATGCGGTAGCGGTAGGTAGAAGGTCTTAACATATCGGTATCGGTCTGTTTTGTCGGGGTCATATCAAAGGCATCTTCACCGCTATAACTTTCCAGGTATTTTTCTAATTCTTCTGATTTTTTAGGGTAGAGTAAATAAATCTGTTCTTTATCTCCCCAGTAATAGCGGATTATATATTTGGCGGATTTATTCAAGTCGTAAGTTTTAGCATTGGGATCTTCTTTTATATCAAAGGCAGAATTTCTTTCTATAATAATATCTCCATTAATAGGGTCTTTTTCGTAAGAGATATCCAGCCCTATCCAACCTTTCCCTCCTATTCCACCATCTAAGAACTGCATTGACTGTTCAAATTCACCGTTAGATAAATCCATAGAATGTTTGGACAGGCCGGTAAAGACATCAGCTACGGTTTGACGTCCACCTTTTCTCGGAAGTACCTGAATATCATTTCTGTTCTCTCTTTCCATTCCCGATAAAAGGTTTACAGTAGGCAGGATATGGTTAATGGTAAGAGCAGGTCTTTTCTCTTTTTTCAGTTGAGCTAAAGTCTTCGGGTCCCATTGTTTCCCACAGTAAAAGTCATAATTTTTGATAGCTCTATCTACCCAACTGGCATTTCCTTCTTCTGCTTCCCGCCAGAACTTTTGTAGTTTACCTACCAGGGCTACTTCAGTATCTGTTTTTGTTTCTCCCTCGTTTTCTTCTTTTGGTATCGTTATGTTTGGCATTTTATCTCCCTAAAATTTACAAATAAAAAAAAGCTCCAACAACGTTTTTACACGTCATTAGAGCTTCTTCAGAGTTTCTCTTATGATTCCTTAGAGCAGTCTCTATTTTAAATATTTAATTTTGTAATAATTATTTTATTTAATTTTTAGATTCTCTTCTTTTTTTATATTAGTTATTCCACCCATACAGAAATTTATAGTTACTGAACCAGTGAAATTAGGATTATTTTCTAATATTTCTCTTAATTTTATAATTATTTTTTTTAAAACTTCATCTAATTTTTTAATTTTACTATCCTCTTTCTATCATAAAAATATTTTTATGTCAACTGTTTGCTTTTTCTTTATTTCTCAATTCCCAATGTAATTTTGCATGACATTTACCACAAAGTATTATACATTTTTCTATTTCTTTTTTGATTTTCTTTAAACTCATACCATCTGCAACAGCTTCTGAAACATTAAATTCTTTGTTATCATCAGGATGATGAAATCCTAAAAATTTTGCATCCTTATTGTATCCACAAAATTGACATCCTTTAAAAATTTTATAATTTTGAACATATTCTAATTTTACTTTATGATTTTGTCTTCTTATTTCAGGATTATTTTTTCTATATTTTTTTTGTTCTTCTAATCTTCTTTCACAATTTTTTTGATAAAATCTTTTATTAATTTCCTTTACTTTTTCTGGATTATCCTTTTTCCATTGCTTCATTCGCTTTAGTTCTTTCTCACGGTCTCTTAAATATCGTTGTCTTCGATGTTCTTTTTGAATTTTTTTTAATTTAGGATTATCTTTATTCCGTTTTTCTAGATATCTTTTTATATGTTCGGAATTATTTTTCCTCCATTGTTTTTGATATCTTTTTATATGTTCGGAATTTTCCTTTCTCCACTTTTTCATATATTTTTTATCAGACATATCTATTCCCTCCTTTATAAATACCTTATCATAAAAGAGGTTTCTTATCAAGCATATCTTAAGCTGACATAAAATCTAAACCCAAATCTTCATTATTAAAGAAATCTTCAGGTTTACTTGGTTCTTCCTCAACTTCACAGTACTGTAACCCCCAAACTCCATTAACATAAGCACTTGCCCTATCGATAGACCTGCCATAACTTGTCTTTTTAATTCTTTATCTTTATGGTGGAGTTCTATCTCGTTATCACCGAATTTCTGACCGGCATACCACCAAATCTGTGCTCTTCGATTTAAGAATTGTTTAGGAACTCCTGATTCCTGCTTTTCCGAACTCATTATTACCAGGACCGGCAATCCTTTATTGCTTAATATGGAAGCTATCCCGCTACCTATACCTATACCATCAATTATATAGAGTGAAGGTTTGAAATCCAGACCCATATTTTCCATTTCATTGGCGGTATAATATTCATCTTTTTTACCGTATATTCGAGGCGGTTTCACTATTTTAGTATTCTCCATAGCGTAGATAACTGTCTCATCATCCCCATATTTAGCCGGATCACAAGTAATAACTCTTCTTATCGGTATATGAAATTTATTGGTATCTGCCCTCTCGACCCATCGGTCCTGTATCACAATGTCGGCTCCTGCCAGCACGTCCCAACTTCCATCACGATAGGCCTTTAACAATTCCGGACGATTACGCAAAGTATACTCCATATTAGAGACATAATCAGCAGGTAAGAAGGAATTATCGGAAGGCAAAGAAGGAAGGAAAACAAATCTCTTATTGTGCCCCAAGACAAATTGGTCTTTCAACCAGCAATCCGCAGGGTTGGCAGTATAGACCTCTTTAAAAGGTAAAGGGACCCCGCCTATACTTCTTCTAAGGCTCATTCTTAACTCAGGTAGTTTGTCTTCTTCGATTTCTTCCGCCTGATCCAGACCAAAGGCACCATACTCTGCACTATTAAACTTTTTGACTACCTTTTTATTATCAAGACCACCATACTGAATTTTAACCCTATTCTCGATGATAATTTCTTTATTTTTTTCTTTAATCTTGTAATCTTCTTCGGGGATGTACTCTTTCCAGGTCTCTAAAGTGGTATCATCAAAATCTACTCCTTGCAACCTGCCCAAAAAGAAGATTGGTATGGGACTTCTCAAAACCGGTATATCAAAATGTTTAATAATTGACTTGCAGTAAAGCCAGGCATATCGGCACAATAATACGCTTTTTCCTCCGCCTTTCGCTCCACCAAATAAAAGACCTCTTACACCTTTCTTATTTAGTATTTGTAAAGCTGTAAGCTGTTTCTGTGTGAATGTGACTTTTTCTCGTTCTTCTTGAAAATCAAATTTCATATCAGACATTTTATTTATTCCTTAATGAAATATTTATTAATCAATGCACTGCTGAAATGACTAAAATCTTCATAGAACACTCCTTCTGAAAAAAGTCCACCATTTCCAGTTATGCAACAGTTATTTAATTCAAAAAAAAGTTTCTTCATATTTTCTTCCGTCAAAGTCAAGCCCTCGGTATCGGATAAACCCATTTGTTCCCTCATAAGTTCCCTCTGTATCTCCTGACCACTTTTAATTTTGTTTATTTGGAGAGGAGGCTTATTCTGCTTTCTCATTTCTTCCCTCTGTTTTTTATTCCACTTTTTGCCTCTCCAAAACTTCTTTTCCTCTCTTATCTTCTTTTCCCTATTAAGTTCGTATAAAAGAACATCATATTCGTCCATTTTAAACTCCTTCCATAATTAATTCTTATCCGAAAAATACTTTTTTAGCCATTACAAATATCAGGTAGTAAAATCCTAAAGAAAGTCCCAAACTCAAAATTACTGCAAAAATCCAGAACAATAAAGCAGAAGTATTTTCTACCCATTTTTTCATCTATTTTTTTCCTCCTTTGAAATATACATAATCCCCGAAGCGTGATTCAGCAGGCTCTATCTGGAGTATTTTTTTAACTTTCAATTTGCTGATAAGACTATCATTTTCCAGATATTTCTTAATTTCTTTTTTACTCATTTCAATCATTCTAAGTCCTACATCCGGTATAAATGCCCTGTAAACATCTGGTTCTTTAACACCCAATCTCACTACTTCCAATTTTTTCATTGAATTCATTTAAAATCCTACCTCCTAACATAAATGTTTCAAAATCACCGCTTATTACTTGAAAATACTTTGGTTGCCACTTATCACAAATTTTTGTTTCGTCTGCATAAATATACTCCTTATCTCTTAAAATATGTATACACCTACCACGGTCATAAATTTTATCTCCATATTCATCAAATACACTTAAGAAATATTTACAATCTAAGCAATTGTTCAACAACATTTTTTTATCTGGTATTTTCATTTTGTAATATTTTTTTCAATATCTAACATCTTACTTCTAGCCCAAGCTTTCTGCTCCTCATTCAAAGGTACTTGAGTCTCTTCACCAAGTTTAGACTCACGAAAAAGAGATTTTAATTTATTCCAAGCATCTTCATAATCATAACCCATATTATTTGCCTCCTTTCAATTTTTTACCCATACGGTGGGCGACTGATACCAAAGCCTTTATTTATAAGGGTTTCAATTTTTGCTATTTTTTACGTTTTCCAATAAAATATCCTATCCCCACGCAAATACCTACAATAATTATAAGTAACACAATTGGAATAGTTTCCCAACCTATATTTTCCATTGGTTTTGTCTCCTTTCAAGACTTTTTAGAATTTTCTTCATGCGTAACGTTTTGGACAGGAGGAACGCTTATTTTCTATACTTGCCATAAAGAATAACCAACAACCATATAAAAAGACATGACAACCATCCTAATAAAAAACTTCCAATGTCAAACATCGTTTCACTTCACTCCTTCCTTAAATTTTTGGATGTATAAAAATACAAATTATCCCTGCAACTGCACAAAACACTATCAAAAACAATATGAAAGCCATTTACAGCTCCTTTCAGGAATTTTTCCGTACGCTAAAGAGTTGGACAGGAGGAACGGGAGAATATATCTTAAAGAAAATCCGACAACCCCCGACCCCTGCCTTGCGTGTTCTCCGGATTCAAAGAATCCTCAATTAATCGAAAGTCCGAGAACCGAGGCAACTGGCTTCAATCTGGCCTCAAACTGGCTCAATATTTTACTTTACATAATTTTTATTATAGGACTATAGCAAGCTAAAACCCTTATAATTACTCACTTCTAGCCTTCTCAATCTTCTCTCTCCGGGTCAATTTATGTACTTTTTCCCTCTTTTCCTCTTTAAAAGGGATCAATGATATTGGTTCCTCTTCCAGTTTGCTCTCTCCAATTAGTTTAGAGGCCTCTATCTTTGATGTTTCGAGATCCTTCCGGTTAATGTTGATGGTGATGGTGGTAGAGTCTCGCTTTCCCGGGGCTTCTCTGAGGTATTTCTTATCGTTATACTCAATATCTGCTATCGAT